CAGAAACAAATGCTGACATAAACAATATGGGTGCACTTGAGGCTTTCTACTTGGATCACCTGAATTATAAGACGTTTATTTATAACTCACCTGTTTACGGAGCAGTCTACGTTCGGTTTTCCTCTCCGCTTCAAATCCCGGAGGGTATCGAATCGGGACATGGGGTTTTGAATGAATTTAACGTTGTATTAAAAGAGGTATTTGCCTAATGACAATGGCCATTCCAGACAGTCATAAAGAAGAAAACTTAAAGCTCAGTGCAGATGCCTATGTCGACCTCTTTCATATTCAGCTAAGAAATGGCTCAAACTTCTATGTGAAGAACGGCGACCCTGTCTTCTGGGGACAGAATGACTGGGAATCCTTGCCTATTTCACTATCTGGTTATGAGATTTCGTCAGACGAATCGGTATCCCGTCCGAAGTTGCAGATCGTGAACCCAGATGGTGTGTTCTCAAAAGTGATTCTTGACGGTGATATGAACAAAGCCCATCTTTATCGGTATCGTGTTCTTAGGAAAGACTTGGAACAGAATAATCCGGTCTATCAAATGCTGACTTGGATAATTTGGTATCCGACTCTGATCAATAAACATTACGTTGAGTTCGAGCTAAGAAATCCTCTGGACGGGAATAACTTTTATGTTCCGGCCAGACAATATCTTCCGCCTGACTTTCCGACAGTAACATTCAAGTAGGGGAACGCTTATGCCAGTTATTGATTTACCAAGTAAGGATACGTTTAGACAATACGTTGGGATTGACTTTGTACATGGCAGTTCCGATTGTTATGGTCTTGTCCGTAAGGTTTATGCAGAGGTGTTTGGGATTAGCCTCACCGATTATGCACGACCTGATTTTTGGTGGGAACACCCTGAAGAATACAATCTTTATATGGACAACATTGAGGACGAGGGATTTAGGCTTGCACCGTCTGATCTTATGAGAGATTGGGAAGTTGGGGATCTTATTCTTATGGCCATTCAGTCAAAGAACCCTTGCCACGCTGGTATTTATATTGGCAACGGAGAGATCCTGCACCACTTTTATGGTCGGAAGTCCTCTATTGACACATATTGTAAACTGTGGAAAAATACGACTACAGGGGTATTCAGACACAAGGATTTAATCATAAAGAAACCTGTAGAAAAGATGGAGCTATCAAATGACGCTAGAATCAGAGCTTTTATGTTATTACAGCAAGAAAGGTCCAGAGCGAGGGGGAATAATAACCAAAACGGGGCTGGTTGAGTGTCATAATGTTTGTGAAGAACCCCAAGCTGGTTATGAGATGTCCTTTGATGATATGGACAAACTCGATTTAGCAGACACAATCGGGACGTTTCATACTCACCCGAATGCCAGTGCTAACTTGAGCCACGAAGATTACGAATCCTTTATGGGCTACCCGAGACTGGTTCATTACATTGTCGGAGCAGATGGTGTCCGCAAGTTTCGTGTAATGGATGGTATCTTAATTCAGGAGGAGAACCAGTGAGAGTTAAGGTGATGCTACATGGGATTATAAAGGAAAAGATTGGCAAAGACTTCGTTGCTACAAATGCAAGGTCTGTCTTTGAGGCTATATCCGCTGTGGCAAATATCTATCGAAAAGAATTGAAAGCACCGCTCGATATTGGACGGTGGAAAGTAAGGGTAAGAGACTATGAAACAAAGGCCAAACTTATGGGTCTAATCCGTCATAATGTGATTCACCTTTACCCTGTGTTCAAAACGGCTAAATCTTCTTGGGTTACTGTTGCAATCGGGATAACTTTAATGGCTGTAGGTGCTTATTTTGGTAATCCTTTCTTAGTGAGATTGGGTGCGGCGGTAGCACTGACTGGTGTTGAGCAGCTTCTTTTTGCTCCGAGCGTGAATACGTCTGACGCCGAATCCACCAACTCAAAATATCTAAACGGGGCGAACTCGAACACAACAGCAGCTGGCACTCGCATCCCGTTCGGTTACGGCACTTTTCGTATAGCTGGTCATTACATTTCATACAATGTTACGTCCTCGATCTTAAAAACAGTGGAGGCACAATGAGCAAAGTAATCGTTTATCTCCATGGACACCTTAGAGAAAAGACAGGACAGAGCCAGATTACGGTCGAGGCAAGCACAGCTCTCGAGGCTCTTAAAATTGTTGCCGACCGCTACAGGAAAGAACTGAAAGCACCTCTTGACATTGGGCGGTGGAAAGTAAGGGTAAAAAACTATGAGACAAAAGAGGCAATGTATGTTCCGCTCTTTACTGACGAACTGCACGTTTACCCTGTGTTCAAGACAGCCAAATCAAAATGGGCCACAGTAGCCATCGGGGCAGGCTTGATGGTTATGGGTTCTTATATTGGTGGAGCTTATGGTGTAACATCAGCAGGCGGCACAATATCTAACGGAGTAGCTACATCGACTGCAACATCAGGCAACTGGGCTATAACGGCCAATTCCTTTCTAACATCTGCTGGTATATCCCTCGTATTGACTGGTGTAATGAACATTCTTTTCCCGACTGCCACGAATAACACGTCAGAAGAAGCATCGTCAAACTCAAAATATCTTAACGGGGCTAACTCGAACACAACAGCAGCCGGTACTCGCATTCCGTTCGGTTATGGTCTGTTTCGTGTGTCTGGCCACTATATCTCATACAATGTTACGTCCTCAATCTTAAAAACAGTGGAGGCTGAATAATGTCAATTACCAGTTCAATCAAAAAAATGGCCAAAACCTATGCATCTCGTAGCAGCAGAACAATCTCTCTCGGTGATTCTACGGATCGTGCCGAGGTCGTTCTCGGTATTTGCGAGGGAGAAATCGAGGGCTTGGAGAACGGTGCAAAGAGCTTTTATGTTTCTGATGTTGCTTTACAGAACGCATCAGGGGCATACAACTATGATGATTTGGACCTTGAAGTATATAACGGATCAGGGTTGGACGACGAACAGATCACCTATCATTTAGGGGGTGCGGCAAAGTCTACATCTGTTGGCGTAACTCTGGCATACAATACACCAGTCGTTCGCCAGACAGAAACGGGCGACATTGATTTCATTGAGCTCCGTCTGGTTATCTCGGCTCTTATGCACGTCAGCAGCAAGAAAGGCCAGCAGTCTACAACAATGGACGTTAATATCGAGTTCAAGAGTCTGTCCGATAAAACTTGGACAAATATCAATGGAACAGATGCCCCAACCATTTATAGCGGCTGCATATCTGGTCAGACTGTTTCAGAGTTCAGAATCAATGTTCCGAGGTCAGATGAACCCTATCAGATTAGAGTTACAAAACTGACCGAAGATGGGGATAACTCTACCGATTATAACACAATCTCTTGGGAATCGTTTCAGGACGGCGTGTCAACGGCAGTCTCTTTCCCGAACACAGCGATTGCCCACTTGTACATTCAATATTCGAACCAATTAACAAGCATCCCGAGTTTTTATGGGATATATAAGCTAAAGAAGATTCGTATTCCGTCAAACTATGATCCGACAACCAGAGAATACTCCGGTGAGTGGGACGGTACTTTCAAAATCGCTTGGTCCGACAACCCTGCGTGGTGTCTGTATGACTTTGTGATGGACGACCGTTACGGTGTCAATGCATTCTCGACAGTCAACCTCGATAAATGGGATTGTTACGAGGCTGGAAAGTGGTGCGATGAAATGGTCAGTGATGGTAAGGGTGGAACTGAACCGAGATATACTTGCAACCTGCTCCAGACAGATGCCACAAACGGTCGTGAATTTGCTGTTTATATGGCTGGATTGTTTAACGGAACTCTGGTTGAGGAATCGACTGGGTATCTTCGTCTGTTTGTGGAAAAGGATGCCGACGCTGTGTTCCTGTTCACACCAGAGAACGTTACAGACACTGGCTTTTCTTACAGTATGACCTCGCCTGAAACAAGATATAATGACATTAAAGTTTCTTTCACGAACCCTGATCTGAGCTGGGAGACCGACACCAGACGTGTGTACAATCAGGAAGATATTGACGAGAATGGCCGAGTAACCTACGACTTCATTGCTGTAGGCTGCATTCGTGAGGGTGAGGCTATGCGGAGAGCCTACTATAAACTGATTACGGCTCTAACGGAAGTAACAACGGTAACATTCACCACGAACCGCCAAGCCCAGTGTCTTTCGAACTATGATATCATTCTCATTGCTGACCCTGTTCTTGGTTACTCAATCCCTGGTCGCCTGAAGTCAATCAGTGAGGACAGAAAGACAGTTTACCTCAGAGACAGTATTTACCTAGAGGCTGGTATCCCTTACACAATCCAGTTCAATGTGCCTGAGGGATTGCACCAAAATGAGATTAGCCCAGTATCAGGTTCCGGTAGCTTGAAACAATTTACGCTCAAAGATCCGCTCCCAGAGAATATACCCGAACTGGCCGCATTCACCATTTCTGGGTCATCACGTTCCGGCACACCTA